AGCGCATGGATACCAAAGAGATATGATAATGCAAGCCTATCAGAACTAAAACCGACTCAAAAGCATATAATCGGAAACCTTAATAAAACAGGTGATCTGATTATCCAGGGGACTATCGGTACAGGCAAAACATACATCGGTTGTGCTTACGCAAACTTTCTTATCAAAAAAGAGGTATCGGCAAGATATATAACAGAGTATGAGTTTACCGGGCTATTCACACATAGACATTCAAGTGATACAGGAACTGCAAGAGAAGCAGAAATAAAGATCAACAATTGCAAATCATGTCACACGCTGATCATTGATGAGGTGGGTAAAAGAAAACTCACAGATAATCAACAAGTTGAACTAGATGAACTCATATCAGAGCGGTATAACAACATGAAGCGCACTATCTTCATCACAAACTTGACCGGGGAAGAGTTCAAGCTAAGGATAGGTGATAGAGCATACGACAGACTTAGAGACAATGAAGCGGAGTTAATCACTATCACAGGTAAAAGTTTGAGGGGGGAAGCATGACACTAGACAGAACACAAACCATCGTAAAAAACAAGCTAGGAATGAGCAACTCACAGATGATCGGATACAAGATTATTTACGACTTTATCGCACGTTTTGCCCATGCTGGAGAGTTTGACGGTGAGAAGTACACAGTTTATGACATCAAGTTTCAGGATAAGTCAGGGCATCTGAACAAAGTACCACTTGGAACCATGGACATTATTGAGTCTATCGGGCTTGATCGCATAGGGTTTTATTTCAGCATGGACGCTTATCCGAAAAAATTTGAGAGTTTTTGCCGTAAAATGTTTGAAGCAAGAGCGCAGCCAAAAGATTATGTTGTGTCTGGGGTGCTTGTATATGACAAGATTGTATCTAATGAGTTTACATATGAAGAATAAAATATCAATGACATGGAATATATTTTTAGATCAGCAAAGGTTATGTTATGAAAAATAACATTTTTAACAAAGTAGAAGTAATTGAGTATAAAGGATAGATTATGAAAATATTAGTAGCATGTGAAGAAAGTCAGGCGGTAACTATAGAGTTGCGAAAATTAGGTCATGAGGCATACAGTTGTGATATAGAGCCATGTAGCGGAGGACATCCAGAGTGGCATTTGAGGCAGGACTTAATACCAATTTTAGAAGGGAAATGGGATATGATAATTGCATTTCCACCATGCACATACTTAACAGTTACTGGCAATAGATGGTTTAACATAGAAAAGTATGGTGAAAAAGCATTACAGAGGCATAAAGATAGGAGTATTGCTGTTGATTTTTTTATGAAAATAGCGAATGCAGATTGTGATAAAATTGCAATAGAAAATCCAATAGGACACATGAGTTCCGCATGGAGAAAGCCTGATCAGATTATACACCCTTACTACTTTGGAGACCCGGAAAGAAAAAGCACGTGCCTATGGCTAAAAGGACTTCCCCCGCTTGAACATGACCCAAAAAACCATGTTGAGCCAAATATTATTACATACAAGAACGGAAAAGGAACAGATAGCAAATGGCATATGGAAACAATGTGCTTGCCTAAACATGAGAGGTCAAAGGCCCGCAGTAAAACTTTTCCAGGCATTGCAAAAGCAATGGCAGAACAGTGGGCTGGTATTTGTAAATGATATGTAATTAATAAAAAAATAATTAACAAAAGGCTATAATATTTAATGCGGCTGCTGGGATGCAGCCAATGAAGAGAGACTTTATCGGGCTGCTGCTTTCAAACCCTTTCACGTTGGGCAGCCCTCCGATAAGGCGTAATTCGTGAAAGGGATTGCATGACAAAACACTTCAAACAGGCTATGACTTCAGCCAAAGACTATCTAACAAGACTTTCAACAAACAAGGAGATCGCAGAAGATCAGCTTCGGGCGGTACTCACAACAAACATGAAGCCTGCACAGAGGGACAGGATACAAAAAGCTTTAAACGCACTGGGGAGGATAAAAGTATGACCGAAAAACAAAAAAAGATCATCGATGGGATGGACGCATACGCACTAAAAAAGCAAATCTCTGTAACAAATAACGAAGAGATCAGAGAGTACTGCTACAAAAGGCTTGAACGCTATTCACAATCCGCAATGGTAGAGATGAGCGAGGTTAAGCCTGGGGAGCTGGGATGACAGCGATAGAAACTACTCAGAAGAGATGGACACACGAAGATATTAGGCTTATACAAGGGGATTGTATCGATGTAATGGATAGCCTGATAGAAGAAGGGATAGTTGTAGATGCTATTATCACAGACCCACCATACGGTACTACTGCTTGTAAGTGGGATAGTGTTATTCCTTTTGATGAGATGTGGCAAAGACTAAACAAACTCATAAAACCTAATGGTGCGATAGTGTTGTTTGGTAGTGAGCCTTTTAGCAGTGCTTTGAGAATGAGTAACCTAACTATGTTTAAATACGATCATATATGGGTTCACAACAGAAGTGCTAATTTCGCCCAAGCACCATATAGACCATTGGGGATGCATGAAACAGTGTCAGTTTTTTCCAAGGGTGGTAATTCAAAAAATTCAAAAACAAGAATGTGCTATTACCCGCAAGGGCTTGTTGAGCTTAAAGAGAAAAAAGTTTGCAATTCTACAAGGCTTAATGGCAGGGCACATAGATCCTCAAAGGCAGTACAAAAAGACTATGTTCAGAAATATACAAACTACCCTAACAACATCCTCGAATATAAAAAAGAATCTGCCAAATATCACCCAACACAAAAACCAGTAGCCCTCATTGAGTATCTAATAAAAACATATACAAAAGAAAATGAGTTAGTTTTAGACTTCACTATGGGTAGCGGAACAACAGGTGTAGCCGCTCGTAATTTAAACCGCAAATTCATAGGCATCGAACTTGACTCTGACTACTATGCCATATCCAACAAAAGACTAGAACAAGTACAAGGGGGCTTATTCTAATGAAACACTACGACAAAAACAAAACCGAAATAAACATCGGTGATACAATCACAAATGGCAAAGAGGAGCGCGAGATCATCGACATGAACGGGGTGACTATCGCGGCAAAGTATGATAACGGCAGACAGGTAAGCGGGATAGTAATGAGTAAGATGAATTTTAAAGAGTGGGAGGTGGTGAGATGACAGAAAGTCAGTATCTATACGGCGTACAGGTAGAAGAGTTCCTATATCTCCCATACAAGCAAGCGATCAGGTTTAAACTAGAAGCCTGCAGAACATTACACAAAGAACTATACGGTAAAGACAGCACACATGATGAGAAAGTGAGGCTATTCAGAATACAGAAAGCTATCAAGCATAACGAAAGATTGATTAAGGAGTGGGAATGAGACAAGACCAATTAAAGCACGACCACGGGAAGCCAAGATATTCACTTGTGCCACCGTTGGCACTTGAGGGAGTAGCCAAGGTTTTAACATTCGGTGCAGAGAAGTATGAGGCTAACTCATGGCAGATGGTAGAAGATCATAGTCGTTACATGGATGCACTAATAAGACACTTAGAGGCGGTAAGGAAAGGCGAAACACACGACGCAGAGAGTGGAATGCACCACATGGCGCACGTAGCTGTTAACGCTATGTTCTTATACGAATTAGCACATATGGAGCAGGAATGATGTATAGCAAAGCAGAACAGACGAAAAAGAACAGTAGAAACGAGAAGCTACCACAAAGAGAATACATAAAAATAGTTGACTTTGTAAGGGATATATCTAACGAGCAGTGCCAGATAGACGGGTGTAACAACCCAGGCGCAGATATACACCACCCATTCGGTAGGAGAGGGGATAACATGGGTATAGTAACTGTACTGTGTAGAGAGTGCCACCACGCCATACACAACGGCAATGACAAAAAAGAGCGTGATGCAAAAGTACTTGAAGCGAAGGGGATAGGTAGAGAAAACAAAAGGCTATATGATGAAAACGACAAAGGATAGATATATTCTACTGAAAGCAAAAATAGAGATTGGTAATGCAACATCACTAGAAAGATATGAGGTTTATCTATATGAGCAAATACAGAAATAAAAAACAGCAATACTCATTTAAGGGGGAAATGTGCACATTCGACTCAAAGCTTGAAAAAGATCATGCGATAATATTGTTTAGCAAACTTGGGAGCGGTAACATTAAAAACCTAGTGCTGCAACCTGAATTTAAACTATCAAGCTCTTTTACCATGAAGACAAACGCCAATAAGAGCGGATCCACAAAGCAAAGACCGATAACATATGTCGCCGACTTCAAGTACGAACAAGATGGGAAGGTGATAGTAGAAGATGCAAAGGGCATGAAAACTGACGTTTACGGGATAAAGAAAAAGCTGTTCCTATCACAGCTAAGCGATCACGGGGTAGATGAGTTTAGAGAGGTTTATAAAGGATATTCATTGACATATACTGGGATGGAATAAAAAAATAAATAGCCTATACGGGTGAAATATTTGTAAATTTTTCTTTATTTTGTATGGTATGCTTGACAATATGTAATAAATTAGCTATAATTTAACATATCAAAAGATGAAGGATTAAAAATGACAAAGCAAGATTTTATAGAGCTTGGCGGGAAAGAGTGGATAAAAGGAAATATTGATAGAGTTTATTTAAATGCTGATATATTTAACGGCATAGCTGATACAAACTTCAGCGATAGAAAGAATAAATTCTTTTTTGATTGCAACACAAACACACTTATGAGAAGCTACAAAGGCAAAAAGCCTACAATTGAAAAGAAATTTTAAAAATGAAACCAACCATAACATCCCTATCAAAACACATATGCAAATCAAGGCAAGCACTATACGACATAAAAAAGAAAAACCCGGTCTACTTCGAAATTATTTGGATGGGGTGGATTGAGTATTGTAAGGAGAAAGGTACATGAACGCAGCAATGAGAAGAAAAAGTAACGATCCACAAAAAAGCTTAGAGTTTGCAAAAAGACGCTATAATAAGAAAGTACAAAAAAGAGAACGTTACAACTTCATCAGAGAGGTCCTAAAAAGATAAAGGATGCATATGGACGCGAACAAAATAAAAGTTTTTGATGATTTTTATGCAGTTTCGCGTTTACTTGATGATGATTTGGAGATAGTGTATCAGTTCATATGCGCAAAAATAGAAGAGCAAAGATACACCAGGAAGCAGATAAAAAGATACATCACAAAAGCAAACTACATGATGCTTGACAAAGAGATAGATTATCTTTTGAGCTTGTCTATGGATGAATACATAACATTCAAAAAAAGACAAAAAACAATATACGACTTTTTGGATAAATGATGATAGATTTACTTATAGTTATATCACTGATAGCAGGGCTTGGGTTACATCCGGTATGGTATCTTTTATTAGTTGTTATCTTTGTTTATAAAGTTTATTTAAGGATGAAGTATGGCAAATCTTACTGCTAAGCAAAAAAAGTTTTGCGAAGAATATCTAATTGACCTAAATGCCACACAGGCAGCAATAAGAGCAGGATATAGTAAGAACACAGCAGAAGTGATAGGACACGAAAACCTCAGAAAACCTAATATTGATAAATATATAAATGAATGCAAGGAAGAAAGATCAAAAAGAACAGAGATTACTGCTGACAAAGTTCTTAGGGAGATAGCTCTTGTTGCATTCCAGAATCCACAGCTGTTGTTTGAAGGCAGCTCAATTAAAGAGATATCTGAACTGGACGAGGATGTAGCTAGAACTGTTGCAGAGGTTACAGTCAGGATAGAACGCACAGAAGACAGAAGTGCCAACGTGGTTGAAACTGTAAAACTAAAACAGTATGATAAGCTAAAAGCATTAGATATGCTCAGTAAACATGTAGGGATATACGAAAAAGACAACAATCAAAAGAAAATAGAAATTACTCCTGAATGGACAGTAACAATTAAAAAATGAGTGCATTCGAAATCCCAGAAAAACTTCTCCCACTGCTAGAAAAGAAAAAAAGATTTAAGATCGTAATCGGGGGACGTGGGTCTGCTAAATCTACAACTATTGGCAAGATCATGCTAATGAAAGCTGAAACAGAAGCAGCTGATATCCTTTGCCTTAGAGAGTTCCAATCATCGATAGAAGATTCCGTGCATAAACTTATATCGTCGCAAGTAGAAGAGCTTGGGGTCCAGGATAGATTCTATGTTACAGATAAGAAAGTAGAGTGCGTCGCAAACGGCAAAGGTACAAGATATAAAGGAGCCGCGAGAAACCCCGCTGGTATAAAATCAGCAGAAGGGTACAAATACGCATGGTTCGAGGAAGCTCAGACTATCTCTGATGAAACGCTAAAATTGCTAATACCAACTATCAGGGAGAAGGATTCCGAGTTGTGGTTCACCGCAAACCCAGGGAGTGCCAATGATGCATTTTCAAAAAGATTTATAGTCCCATTTATAGGAGAATTGGATAATAGCGGATATTATGAGGATGATCTACACTTGATAATAGTGATAAATTGGAGGGATAACCCGTGGTTTCCAAAAGAGCTTGAAGCTGACAGGCGGTGGGATTATGAGAACCTATCAAGGGCTGAATACGATCACATATGGGAAGGCAAATTTTACGACTCCATCGAAGATGCGATTATCCAGCCTGAATGGTTCGACGCTTGTATCAATGCTCATGTAAAGTTAGGGATAAAACCAAGCGGAGTTGAAGTAGTAGCGCATGACCCGTCTGATACCGGTCCGGACGCCAAGGGGTTAGCTTATAGGCATGGTATAGTAATCAAAGATATCCAAGAGATGGATAAAGGCGATATCAACACCGGTGGAGACTGGGCAATAGGATATGCAGCATCTCACAAAGTAGATGCTTTTATATGGGACTGTGATGGTATGGGTGTAGGCCTTAATAGACAAGTAGAGCAAGGGCTTACAACAAAGAATATAAGTATAGAGATGTATAAAGGATCTCAGTCACCACGTTACCCAGACGCCATATATGAGAAAATAGGCGGTAAGAATAAAACAAACTCAGAAACTTTTGCGAACCAGAGAGCACAGGGATACTGGATGCTAAGAGAGAGAATGAGAAGAACATATCTCGCTATTATAAAAGGCGAGTACCAAGACCCTGATAGCCTTATATCAATAAATGGTGGACTTGATAACATAGGTGCTTTAAGATCAGAGCTATGTCGTATCCCTAAAGCACCAAATGGAGCCGGGAAGATACAACTCATGAAAAAAGAAGACATGAAGAAAAAAGGAATTAAGTCACCAAACCTAGCCGACTCTGTAATGATGGCAATGTTCTATGAGCCTAAAACGGAAGAAGTGGAAGAATATCACGCCCCTATCCCGACCACAAGCAGATGGTAGAAAAGATATAATAAGCAATAAATAAAAGGTGTATCTATGGCAAAAAAAGAAGATTTAACTGCATTGCACGAAAACATGATCACGGAGTTTGCATCTATCCAGGGCGCTGTCAGAGACGAGAGAGAACAATGTCTTGAAGATAGAAGATTTTACTCTATATCAGGTGCTCAATGGGAAGGCGAACTGGAATCACAGTTTGAGAATAAACCCAGGCTGGAAGTGAACAAGATCCATTTGTCTGTCCTGCGAATCATTTCCGAATATCGAAACAATAGAATCGATGTAGATTTCATGTCCAAGACCGGCAATGATGAATTGGCCGATACCTGTGACGCACTATTCAGGGCAGATCAACATGATAGCAATGCGGATGAAGCATATGACAACGCATTTGAAGAAGCAGTAGGAGGAGGTATCGGCGCATTCAGGATCAAGACAGAATACGAGGATGAAGAAGACGATGACAACGAGTCACAGCGTATCAAGATAGAACCTATATTTGATGCTGATTCTTCTGTATTCTTCGACCTTGGCGCAAAACGTCAAGATAAATCAGATGCGAAATCATGTTATGTAGTTACCGGCATGACATATGAAGCGTTTGAGTCTGAATTTGGGGAAGATGTATCATCCGTCCAAAAACAAATAGAAAGAGGTGAATTTGACTGGACAACAGATGATACCGTTTATGTGGCAGAGGTATACCAAGTCAAGAGAGTCCCCCATGTTGTCAAAATATATGTCCAGAATGTAAGTGGAGCAGAGCAAAGAGTAACGCAAGAGGAATTGGACGAAGATCCAAGTATAGAAATAGATCTTCTAGATATGGGATATACTCTAGACAGAGAGAAGAAAACACACAAGAAAAAAGTAAGAAAGTACATCATATCCGGGAATAAAATACTAGAGGATTGCGGGTATATAGCCGGGTGTCATATTCCTATTGTACCTGTATATGGTAAAAGATGGTATATAGACAATACCGAAAGATGTATGGGCCATGTTAGATTAGCCAAAGACGCACAACGACTAAAGAATATGCAGTTGTCAAAATTGGCAGAACTAAGCGCCGCTCCTAGTGTAGAGAAGCCTATCTTATTTGGCGAACAAGTAAGAGGGTATGAGCAAACATGGGCTGATGATAATATCAAAAACTATCCATATCTCCCAATAAATGCAGTGAAAGACGAGAACGGTAAACCAATACAAACCAGCCCGGTGGGATACACTAAGCCACCATCAGTACCTCCTGCAATGGCTGCACTACTACAAGTAACAGAAATAGACATCAATGATATCCTAGGTAATCAGCAGCAAGCAGAGCAAATCGTCTCTAATATCAGCGGTGAAGCAGTAGAGAAGATACAAGATAGAATAGATATGCAAACGTTTATCTATGTTTCAAACTTCGCAAAAGCTATGAAAAGATGCGGTGAGATTTGGCTATCTATGGCGCGTGAACTATATATAGAAGATGGAAGAAAGATGAAGGGGATTGGACGTGATGAAAAAATGAGTCTTATCACTCTTAACCAACCTCATCAAAATGAATCAGGCACAGCATACTATAGAAATGATCTAACCAAGGCAAACTTCGATGTGGTGGTAGAGGTAGGTGCAAAGACATCCACAAAAAGAAAAGCAACCGTAAATTCCATCAAAGAGATGATGATGGCAAGTGGAGATCAGGAGACAATTAATATATTGTCATCCCTGGCAATTATGAATATGGAAGGAGAAGGTGTCTCTGATGTGCGACAATATTTCAGGAAAAAACTTGTAGGACAAGGGGTGATTGAACCTACCGAAGAAGAAGCACAAGAGATGGCAGAAGCAGCAGCAAATGCGCAACCGAGCGCACAAGACCAATATCTGCAAGCAGAATCTCAAAAGTCAATGGCACAAGCACAAAAAGCACAAGCTGACACCCTGTATACAAATGCTAGAGCGGACGAAACGGTAGCAAAGACTATGGAAACCATTGCTAAAATGGACAGAGAAGATAAAGATCAATTCATGAAAATGATGGAAATGTTCAAAAACGAAGAAGGACAACCATCATCTCAGGAAATGCTATAATCATGACAGCGAATCCGTCCGCGCGCGTTAATAATTGGACGAGTAATTAACAAAGGTCTTTAACATGGAAAACACGGTAGAAGAACAAGAAGTAGATAACATCGAAACTGAAGAAGTAGAATCGGAAGCAGTCGAAGAAGTCGAGACTGACGAGCCTCAGGAAGAAGATGAAGAAACTGAAGATACGGAAGAAGAAGGAGAAGTGGTCTACTCGTTCGGGGAGGATTCACCACCTCAAGAAGAAGAGCTCAACGAAGAAGTGCCTAAAAAGCTAAGGCAAGAGATCAGGGATCGTAACAAACGTATCAAGGAACTTGAAGCAGAGTTAGGTAAAACAAAACCAAAAGAAGAAATGCCTACTTTGGGGGCAAAACCTACACTTGAATCATGTGATTATGATGAGTCAGAATACGAATCAAAGCTTGATTCATGGTATGTCGAAAAGCGTAAACATGATGAAAAACAAGCAGAGATCGAAGCGGAGCAGAAAGAAGCTGAAAAAGCTTGGGAAAACACACTCAACAACTATACAGAAAAGAGAGAAGCCATCAACCGTGATGACTTTGAAGATGCAGAGTTGGTAGTGATGGAGTCTCTGAGCGAAACACAGCAAGGCATGATCTTGCAGGGCGCAAAGAACCCGGCTGCATTGGTTTATGCACTCGGTAAAAACCCCAGCAAGGCAAAAGAGCTTTCGGAGATTAAAGACCCGGTAAAATTCGCATGGGCAGCATCACAACTGGAGGGTGCAATGAAAACGACAAGACGTAAACCGCAGACAAAACCAGAAAAAACCGTTATAGGGACTGGGAGTCTAAGTGGAACGACAGACAAGCAACTTGAAAAACTTAGAGCAGAAGCCGCAAAAACCGGGGACTACTCAAAAGTAAGAGCCTACAAAAGTAAACTTAGAGGATAAGGAGTAAACAATGGCAAATGATTTTAACAAGGAAGAGCGAGTAGCGTTTGAGGACGTGCTAGAAGGGTTTAACGATGCCCTGACGATATCTCGCAATGTAAGTAAGTATGGAACAGATGGTCAGCTCATGGAAAGAGCGAATGACACGATCTGGAGAC